TGATTGCGTAGGCTTGGCTTCGCTGCGTGTGTATCGTCGTGGTCGATAGCAAGGCCGAGGTCGTGAGCCTCTTGTTCGCTGTAGACCACTTGAGCAAAGCGTAGATTGTGCAGTTCGATTAGGTAGTCAGTTCGCCCACCATACGAAGCGGTCAAAATGAAATTCTTAGGTAATAAATGTCGATGGCGTACCCAATACTTGAGCGACTTGGTATAAGCGTAGAATAAAATGTTGGGAAGTGCAGACGCGACTATGGCCCACGCTTGAAAATACTTTTCACTGAAGAAGTCGCCTGCAACATGAATCCGTACAATGCCAGCGTTGGTGTGCAAGCAGAGGCTATTCATGATTAGATCGATCATCGAATCAAGGTCTTTGCAATCCTTGAGCAGGTCGAAATTGTGCTTGCGAAGATTGTATACGTTGGTATACTGGACTTCCTGAGAAGCTGAGAAACAGCGGAATTGTGTCCTGAGTCCGTCTTTAATCTTACGTTTGCCGTTTGGTTGTACGACAGCTTTAGATAGGCACGATTCTGCGAATGGGCAAGAATAGCCACTGAGAAGATCGAACGAGTAAACCTTACGTTTGCCCGTCAGATATTGTGCGAGTTCGGGATCATTGGCGAGTGCTTCGATTTTAGCGTTGGCTGCTGAGAACTTTAACATTTGCTTTCCTTTGGTTGTTGTTGCTTACAGTCTTATTCTACTATATTATATCGGAATGTCAAGGGGTCAGACTTGAGTGTTTTCCGGTTTATTTTGGCGAACCAGAGGGGAATTGCACCCCACGCCCACCTTGGGCTTTACACGGATTTGCACCGGTTACCGCTCTAGCGGCTAGGAACATAATTGTAGGCTAGAGGCTTGCGGGAGTCGAACCCGCCTTTTACCGGCAACGTCTCACGCCTAAAGGTCATCCCCCGCTAAAGGGATAGCGTTTAAACACTGTGTGACGCAGTAGCGTCCGGTCTTCTCCTTCGAAAAGCCCCATATTGTTTGCTGTTGTTTACTCTCTTATTATACTATATTTATCGTCATTGTCAAGGGGATTCTTTAGTATTTCTCAAAGTTTTTCTTTTTATTTGCCGATTGACCTAAGTCTTTTGGTGACAAGGGTTTAGGCGAAAAAATCGGCGGGGCTTTTTTTGTGCAAAAAGAGAAGCCGCCCGAAGGCGGCGTTCTCCCCACAACACGAAAGGTTGGCGGGTTTACAGTGACGCCACGCACTTAGAGAGAGAGAATGACTTATGCAAGCCGTTGTCCTCTCGGACGGTAATTCCACGACCGTTTGGGCCGGTGAAACTCTTGATCTTGACACCGTTGACGGCGCGAAGAACATTGCGATTCCCGTTTTTAGGGTACAGGAAAGAAACCTTGCGTTCGTTACGCTTGTGATAAAGATCGTTGTTCATAGCAGAACCTTTCAATTTGTGGAAAAGAAAACAGTTTGACACCTTCCGCAGTGTCAATCAAAACTCCGTTGTTCTTGATGGCGACAACAGTACCAGCAGGAAATTCAGTGCCGACCCTGCAAATCGGTGTTTGGGTGTTACTCATCAGCATTCTCCTCTGCGAGTCGTGCGGCTTCTTCAGCCCGTTCATTGCGGATACGCTCCGCTTTGTGGCCTACCGTCTTGGCGAGATCCAGATAATTCTGATCGCTCATCTGAATGTCAATTTCGTTACCAGCCTCATCGGTGAATTGCAACGAGTTCCAACCGGTGTAGGCTGAGTAGAACTTCGTGCTGACGACTTGTTTGATCTTCATAGATCGTTCTCCTAAAAGTGTTGTGAAAACTTATACTAACATTATACTATAATTATCGGCAATGTCAAGCGGTTACTTGAGAAATTTCCATAATAATTTCAGAATTCTTTGCGAGTTCCGAATCCTTCTCAATGTAGATTGAACCCGATACACTGCCGTTTGCTGTATAGCGAATCTTGGTTTTAGTCTCCTTGTCTTTGGTGAAATAGTATGTCAGATGGTCTGGTTTGGTGGTCATAACTTTTTACCTTTCAATGTTAACACAGGTTTTTCGCTGACTACGCCATAACGCCTTTTACTTGCTAGGATGAGATAAGACAAGACAATGTTTTAATGCTGCCAGATTATTCCGGCTCGCGTCCGATACTGCTAGTCTTACGGCTCATCACCTGCACCGCCTCGGATCAGGGCGATCTGTCTTGCTTACTCCTCCATTATAGTATATATCGGCCAGATGTCAAGGGGATCTTTAGGAAAATCTGAAAAAAACTTTGGCACAAAAATCGCGGGCGCCTTTTTTCGTTTTTGTCAACCCCTGCGAAAAAAACCCAAACGATTGATAAGCCGAACCAAAAAATTGTTTTTAGCTTGTCTCTCGTTTTCTATTCTCCTTTTCTCAATATTTTCTAAGCGTTGATAATAACGTGCAAGTTTTATTGATTGGCATCGTCTCATTCTCATTATATCCCCGCTACCAAACATCCAAGTATAAATGCAAAGATACAAAGTAATGACGCTTTTAGTTGTTCTCTCTTGTTCATGCTTGCTCCTTTGGTGCAATTAAACCTTGAGCATAGAAACCAGACTCACCATGCTCTTCTGTACAGTGTTGATGAATACCGGCAAAAACAGAATCGAGATATGCTTCATCAATCGAGTCCATGTTTTCTAACATCTCACTCCAATCATCCGGCAAAGCATACTCAAAACTGCTTTCAACTATGACATCCGGCGACACTTTATCAGTCAACTTACGAACCATTCTAACTTTCCATGTTGCTTTCATAATCAGTCCTCCAGTAAATCATCAGCATCAATCAACCCGCCGTTTACCATGCCACCAACGAAAGCGACTAGGTTCCTGTGAAGTTGAATTTCGTCAGTTTCGTTATCGCTATAGTCCAGTTCATCGGACAAGTCAACGAAGTCTGTGCCGCCTTGATGGGTCTTGAAAATGGATTTTTCTTCAACCTGCTTTCGCAGTATCTCAATGTTGCGGGCTTTCGCCGCTTTCTCTTTTTGGTGGGCGGTTTCCGCTTCCGCTTCCGCTTCAAGCATCTCATTCAATCGAGCGACGGTGCGACCACCACGCAATTCATCATGGTACTTTTCAGGCAGTAGGTCGTTGGGAACCTCGATGCACTCAGCAAATACCGATTGCATGTATCGGTCAAGGTTCTCGATGTTGCCCATTCCGCAGTAAGGTTTGGTTGGATCTAGCATAGTGTTCCTTTCAAAGTGTTGTGTTGTATTCCCCTATTATACATAATTATCGGCATTTGTCAAGGGGGTTATTGACTAATTCTCAAAAGTTTTTAGGATTTTTGTGACCACCCAGCCGACTGGTAACATCAATACCGGGACGACCACAAACATGAAAAACTCTTCGTTATCCAATATCCAATCCATAATTCTACCCTTTCTTGTTAACTTCTTATATCTATATTATCGCATACTGGTGTGACACGTTAGGTCACTGCCGACTAAAATTCTGCAAAAAAGCCCAAAAAAAGCCCCCGCCGTTTTTTGCCTCGTGTCAACCCTAAAACGGTAAATCTTCTGGAATTATCTCGATCTCAGTCGGTTCGTCATCCCCCGGATGGGCGTGAAGAGCGGCTTGCTCCTCACACCACATCCAGAACTCAAGCGAGCCATCTGATTCCGGCTCCTGATAATCGTCCATCAGTCCCAGTCCCTCACAGCGTAATTTTCCCACTCTGCACCGTACAGATCGGCCTCGTCCTCGTAAACCTCCTCAAGGTCGGCATAGGCTTCCGCCTCCTGCTCCTCAAGCCAAGCGTGATACTCCTCCCAGTCAGCCTGAGTAGGCTCGTAAAAGGCGAGTTCGTCGGATTGAAGTTGGTTGGTGAAATCGTCCATAATGGAAACTCCTAAAAAAGAAAGAAACGTGATGTGTTATGCCCTAATTATACCATAGGGCTATGGCTTGTCAAGGGTCAATCCCAAATTTCTTTGATAATTTTCCCATTCTTTTCCAAAATCTCGCAGCAAAGAACAGGAGTGCCGCCGTACCCGCGAGGACAGCCACCACGGTTGATGCGTTGGCCATGATTGCGGCCAGACATCTTCGCCCAGCATTCCTTGGGTGACTTGCCGAAGGCGATGGTGGTGTCGTTAAAGAAGCCATCAATGCAGGATTCGACGGTGATCAGAGTGAGCTTGAACATGTTGGAACCTTTCGTGTTGGTGAAGTCCTTATTATATAATAATTATCGGCACTGTCAACAGGTATCATGAGAAAAAAGAAAAAAAACCAAAAAAAATCGGGGCGGCCTTTTTTTATTTTGTCAACACTAAAACCTAGGAAACTGCCAAAATATCTGACAGCTCCTAGGAGGTTGGTTGGGGTGCGACTACTCGCAAGCAGTACCGAACCGCTCGAAGTATGCAGCCATCGCATCGAGAATGACTTGTGGTACTTCTTTCACGCTGATAACTTCGCAGCTATCGTGATGGTCATTGTATCGAAACACTGTCTCGCCGTGTTCGTTCTGGCGTAAACGGTCAGCGAATACGTGCTTGTGCGTAACTTCATCTCCACTGATTGGGCAAACGATTTTGACATCAAATTGTTTCATAACATTTCCTTTCGTGTTGTTGTTGTTTGTCATATTATTATTATCGCACATGTGTGTGACACGTCTGGTCACTCTATCGGATAATTCCCTGAATTTTGTCCAATTCTTTTCGCTTCTCCTGCTCGGAGATTGTCAATTCAGCAATCAACTCAATCAACTGCTCTTTGGTGTAGTGGGCGACTGCTTGCTTGATTTCTTCTTTGGTCATCATGATTTTACCTTTCGTTGTTGTTTGTTATGCTTTAAGTATACCATACTTATCGGCGTTTGTCAAGAGGTATCTTTAAATATTTTCAAATAAATATTTCTTAGATTATCTTAGTTTTTGCTATTGACAACCAGAAAAAAAGCGCCAGTTGTTTTTTTTGAGGGTGGTAGTTTTATCTTCACGAAATTTTGTTACCGTTTGGCATGAAAAATGCTTGGTGGTGCAGACAAAACAAGGTGGACTCCTGACGGGTGTCTTACCTAAACCACGTAAGTAAGCCCTAAATAAAGATAATAATCTAGAGTCTACTAGGTGCGCACCAAGGCCATTTGTACCTAAGAAGAATCAAAGGTACACGGTTGTGTTAGCAAGCAGTTAGGACTTTAATGCTTAGATTCTCTCAATGCTTAATTTGCTCTTGCGAGCCTTCTTAGGTACTAGGTTGTCATGGTGGGACAGAGCCTAGATTTTCAATTTTTGCCTAACCTTGGAGTGCTTGTTCACTCGCCGGTAACTCACTAATTCAAATGGACTTGGACTCGATACCACAGCCCTGTTTAACGGTTTTGTACGAATGTTTATTGAATTTTGACCACTTTACAACCATTGGTCACTCTATTATATGCTGTTTTTACGATTTTTGCAATTTGCTTTTTGGAAAAACTCGCCCTTCTGTGTATTATATAGTGTACCAAACTAAAGGAGACAAAACATGGCAGACGAAAAAAAGAAACTAACGTGCGAATCAACGATGTGCTGCAAGGCAACAGCACAGTTACAGGAGGATGTCAAACAGGACATGGAAAAATGTGATGCATCGCTAAAGGACTTACTAGAAAATGACGATAAAAAATCCAAAGAAGACGAAACTAAGTAGTTTTAGCTTCTCGATAGGTCAACAGTCTGAACGAAAAGATTTAATATTACTACTTGGTATATCCAAGAAGCTTGCAAAGCTCGCCAACCTGAGCTGGTATGACTTTTCAAGTGATTTGGAGATCAGAAATAGAGTACCACTAGGTTCTATTACTTATTATACCATCGCCCTGTTCGATGACAACTCTAATGCAGTAGAAAGAAAGATCCTACAAAGGGAATCTGGCTGGGGTAGAGTAATAAAAAGTGAAACTTCTAAGGATGTTTTCTTAGAAAGACTAGAAGCTAAGGAATACAGCCGCCTAGATGGTGGCGGTGGACCCTCAAGACAGATTATGGACTTCGATAGCTCTGCCCATCTTGTTGTGCAGACATCGACTGTACCATATGAACACCTCTTTTCTTTACAAAATACCGTAATTTGCTCTCTAGGCAATGGCGTACCCGAACTAGTTCACCTTGAAAATGGTGATGTACTGGTAAATATCAATAATGATATCAAAGGTGCCAGTATTTCTGAGGTAATTTCTAACACCTCTAGCACTTTAGAGTTAAATGGCAAGGATTCTGCCATATCTTCTAACGCTTTAAGGTTAAAAAGTCAGAAATCTCGCCCCACAAACGTTGAACCGGGAACAATTATTTATAATCATAGGAAAAAATGCTTTGAAGGCTACGATGGAAACAAGTGGAAAGCCTTGAGGTGGGAGGATTAAGATGAAAATACCGAAAGGAATGACAGAAGAAGAGGTAGTTAGACAAATTAACAAGGTGTGTGACCGTATTTCCCCAAGATATACGTTCTATGGTTACACAATTGAGGATATTAAACAAGAATCTTTTATTATTTGCATGGAAGCCTTACATAGATATGATGAAGCTCGCCCTTTGGAAAACTTTCTCAGTGTAAATTTATCAAATAGACTCAAAAACTTCGTTAGAGACAACCATTATTTCTCTGGAGACAGCGAAGACCGAATAAAATTGATGCAACCAGCACAATTAGACCATGAAAACAGTATCGTAGACGAAGAAAACCCCTATGTTACCTCTTATGAAGACATAGAACTGCGCGACATGGCTGATTTGATCAATGAACACCTACCAGCAGACATAAGAATGGACTATTTAAAGATGATTAACGATGTTTACATCACAAAACAGAAAAGAGATGACATTGTTAACACAATTTTAGACATCCTACAGGAGTATGGCTACTATGAAGAAGGGTAGGATCTCCAAAGATGAAGAAAAATGGATACAAGAAAACCGAGATCTCGGTTTAGAAGCAATCGCAACCGAACTAGACCGAGACCCTGAGTCAATTCTCGGTTTCATAAAGAAAAAAGTAGCAAAAAATGAGATTGACCGCCCTGTTTGGATGGAAGAACCCGAAGATTTAGAAAAAGCTCAGTATGATTTGACGTTTAGGCCATACTGGATAGAATTACAACAACAATTTACAGATGATGAACTTAAATTATTCCAATATCACTGGGCTAGGATTATTTCACAATTTAAAGATGATGTTATTCCTACAGAAGAATTACAAGTAGTAGACTTAATTAAATTAGAACTACTTATGAATCGCGCCCTAAAACATAACAAAGAGAACATAGAACAGATATCCGCTTTAGAAGCCCTCGTATTGGCTGAGAGGCAGCGTGATCCAGATCAGATAGATCGAGACGTAATCTTTAATATGGAGCGTCAGGTGGCGTCTCTGAAAGCCTCACAGGAATCTCTCAACAGAGACTACAGAGACTTACAGACCAAGAAGAATTCGATGCTGAAAGAGATGAAGGCGACTCGTGAGCAGCGTGTGAAACGATTAGAAGACAGCAAACAAAACTTTACTAGTTGGATGACCTATTTGGTTAGCAATCCTGAAGTGGCTTTATCATACGGCGAAGAGATGGAAAAGATGAGGCTGGCTATGGAAAAAGAGAAAGAGCGATTGTCAGCATACCACAAATATACGGACGAGATGGTTGACCAACCTTTCTTAACACCGGAGACCGTTCAAGAGTAATGCAAGATATACTACAAAAACTAAGGACTACCAAGATAGCCAACATGCAGTTGGACCCTAATGGTCATTGCAATGTAGGCTGTTGGTATTGTCCAGTTAGATACTTGAATAATCCCTCTCATGCTAAGAAGCAAATGTCAGAGGAATTACTTTATAAAATATTAAAAGATGTGGATCAAGAAAGAAAGAGAGAGGATGGATTAGTTTCGCCTGATTTCTCTGGATTCTACACTGCGCACTATAACGAGATACTTTTATACAAACATTTTCACTTCTTGCTTGAGGCATGTAGAAGCCTTGACTTCCAGTTTATGATTTTATCCAACGGCACCACTCTAACAAAGCAAAAAGTAGATCTCATAGCTGAATACCCAGACGTTGTTAATGGACTTAATCTCAATACGCCAATATTTACAGATGCAAACAAGTGGAGCAAAAGAGTCAATGCTAAACCAGAAATGCACCAGAGGGTCATAGAGAATATCTACTACGCAATGGAAAAGCTACCTAACATGGTGGAACATAAAACATTCAGTATAGTTGTCAATGGTATAACAGAAAGATCCTTACTGGGCAAAGGCGGATGGATAGAGCTTGGCGATAAATTTGATCAAGATATAGACCTAGACGTACATAAGGGTGAACATGCACAAGAAGTAAATAAGGCAAAAGAATTATTTCCATCCTTGCAGATATATGGCAACCCTAGCCTGATAGACAGGGCTGGTCTGATAAGCAGCGTTATTGATAATAAAGAAGCTATTGTAAAGTTTGAAATGAAGGGCAATAAGGATAAAAAGGTTATAGGTTGCCACAATGCTCATGAAGTAGGTGGCAGACCATTCGGCTGGATTCATGTAAACGCAAATGGAGAGTGTTTCCTGTGTTGCAATGATTACAGCATGATGCAGTCAGTCTTTGGAAGCTTCGAGAAAGGAAAACTAAGAGACTTCTGGATTACAGAAAAACATGCAGAAGTAATTGAACATTCATATGAAACAATGTGCAGAACATGTGCTTCTGCCAAATTCAATTAAGGGAGAGTTAAGGAAATGGAAAATAAAGCTATCATTTTTGGGATCACTGGTCAAGACGGTAGTCATTTAGCAGAGCTGTTACTGAGCAAGCAGTATCAAGTGATTGGTGTTTGCAGGAGAGCGTCTACCAATAATTCTGGAAGAATCAAACATATTCTAAGCAATGATTCGTTTCAGTTAATTCAAGGGGACATCACAGATGTTCACAGTGTCATGAATATTCTAAAAGAACACGACGACGTAGATGAAATCTACAATCTTGCAGCACAAAGTCATGTGGCAGTGTCTTTCAAACAACCCGGACTAACTTGGGACATTACGGGCAAAGGATGTCTAAACATATTACAATCAATAGTAGATCTAGGACTTATAGGATCTAGATTCTACCAAGCCAGTAGTAGTGAGATGTATGGTAGGAATTACGACTGTGCGGTTGATTTAAACAAGTCATCAAAAACCTATAAAAAACAATTTAAATATCAAGACGAGAATACAAAGTTTTTACCTCAAAGTCCATACGCAATAGCAAAGTGCGCAGCGCACCATATAACAAGACTATACCGCGAGGGTTATGGGCTTCATGCTAGTGCGGGTATATTATTTAATCATGAAGGACCACGAAGAGGAGAAACCTTCGTAACTAGAAAAATCACAAAATGGATCGGTGACTATGAAAAAAGTGGCCGAGATCCTAATTTTCCAAAGCTACGTCTAGGTAACTTAGAAGCATTTCGAGATTGGGGGTACGCAGGAGATTACGTGGAAGCGATGTGGATGATGCTTCAACAGGATTGTCCAGAGGACTATGTTATCTGCACCGGCGAAACTCATACGATTCGAGAGTTTCTAGACGTAGCCTTTAAACATATCGGGGTTGACGATTGGTCAGATCTTGTTGTGCAAGACCCAGAGTTTTACAGACCAGCGGAAGTAGATTATCTACGTGGTGTCAATACCAAGGCAACAAAAAAGCTAGGATGGAGACCAAGACACTCTTTCGCAGATCTCGTAAGATTGATGGTAAAACATGATATAGAAAACTAATATATGAAAATTTACAAAGTAGATATGGACTTGTCTTTCGTTATAGCGAGACTCAAAAAGTTTAATCTCAAAGAATATTCAGATCAGTTTCCAACTATATTTGTAGAAGCCAAAGATCCAGACGAGGCTTGTTATCTCGCTTACTTCCAGCTTGTAGAAATATTACTCAAGCAAGACGACTCGAAAGAAACAAGCTTGTTAACCAAAGATATTTTACACGACATTCTGATAAGAAAGGTATACGTACCAGAATGAAAAGAAACTACGACGATCCAGTTTACGCTGAGTGGAGAAAGAGGGTTTTATCTAGAGACAAATATACCTGCCAAATGCCAAACTGCAAGAAAAAGAAAAGCCTTCAAGTTCATCACATCAAGAAATGGTCGTCGGCCTCAACGCTTAGATTTGAAATAGACAATGGGATCACCCTTTGCTACAATTGCCATAAAGAGGTTACTAACAACGAAAATTTTTACGAGCCTTTGTTCCACCAAATAGTGAGAGAGAAAAATGTCTAAATCTAAACCGTTTACAATCATAAAAGATACTAGAGAGCAAGAGGGTTACACTTTTGAACCCAGTAGCTCTAGATATCACGTATGCAAAGGTATGGTGAATAGAAAGCTAGACACCGGTGACTATAGTATAGAAGGTCTAGAGGATAAGCTATGTATAGAAAGAAAAGCTAGCGTTGTAGAGTTTGCAAACAATATCGGACACGACGCTGTAAGGTTTGCTAAAGAAATAGAAAGAATGAAAGATTTTCCTTATAAATTTATGATATTTGAGTTTTCCCTCTCAGATGTTATGAATTTCCCCGAAGGTAGCGATATACCGGAAGAAAAGTGGGACTCTTTAAAAATAACAAACAAGTTTATGCTCAGAAGAGTCATGGAGTATCAGATGAAATATGGCATCCATGTTTTATTCTGCGACTCTAAGAAAAACGCAAAATGGGCTGTGCTAAGTATAATTAAAAGGGTTAATGAAATTTTAAACAACTAGGAGATCTTTATGTTAAACTCAGATGTTATTTCTGACATACAGAGCTATGGCATAGATGTCAAGAATAGAGAACTTTACCTTCATGGTTATGTAGCCAATACCGACGATGATCCCGGCGTTGACTACAAGATGGCGTCCACTTTTTATAAGAATATAAGATTCCTAGACAGTGTATCTAACGACCCGATAATTATTCACATGCATAGCGTTGGGGGTAATTGGAATGACGGCATGGCTATATTTGACGCCATATGCCTATCAAAGTCTTATGTGACAATAATTGCATACGGACAAGCAGAATCAATGAGTAGCGTAGTCCTACAAGCTGCCGACAAGCGAGTAATGATGCCAAATACTTACTTTATGTGCCATTTTGGTTCTAGCGGCTACTCAGGAAATTACTTAGATGTACAAAAAGGAGCTGCTTTTGAAAAGAAAATGACAGAGACAATGCTTGACATTTACACAGAAGCCTGTCTGAAATCAAAATATTTCAAAGAGCAATATACAGATCCAACGTATGATAAAGTAAAAAACTACTTAAAAAGAAAATTTAAAGAAGGCGATTGGTACTTAGACGCAAACGAGTCGGTTTATTATGGCTTTGCGGATTTAGTTCTGAATACAAGAAAATTCAACTCGATAGATAGCTTAAAATGAACAACCTAAAAAATATAGACGAAGCTTGGCTAAACCTAGATATAGGCGATCAGAAAGTATTCAATCCGTTCAAGTTCGTCAACTTCAATGATGATGATTATCATTATAAAATGCTGTGGCTAATGACTAGACCAGAGTATTTCTCGTTTCTATGCAAACAAATCTTTAACATCAACATACTTCCATCTCAAGCACTATTCTTATGCGAAATGTGGAACAGAAGATTCCCCATGCTCATAGCTAGTCGTGGTTTTGGTAAATCTTTTATTCTATCTTTGTATTCTATGATTAGAGCTTTACTGCTGCCCGATAGAAAAGTCGTGGTTGTAGGTGCTGCTTTCCGTCAATCTAAAGTTCTGTTTGAATACATGGAAACAATCTGGAATAATTCACCTATACTAAGGAGCATGTGTGATGCAAACTCTGGACCACGCCGAGATGTGGACCGTTGCGTTATGCGCATTAATAACTCTCGCGTCACTTGTTTACCTTTGGGGGACGGACAAAAAATCAGGGGTCAAAGGGCTAACGATATTATCTCTGATGAGTTTGCCTCCATACCTCGTGATATTTTTGAAACCGTTGTTGCAGGCTTTGCTGCGGTAAGTTCAGACCCGATAGAGAATGTAAAGAAGATAGCAGCAAGAAAGAAAGCCTTGGAGTTAGGCTTAGAGATTGAAGAAGAGACAGACTCGGTACTAGAAAAGAAAGACAATCAGATTATTCTTAGTGGTACAGCTTACTATGACTTCAATCATTTTGCTGAATACTGGAAAAAATGGAAGTCTATAATCAAAAGTCAGGGCAAGCAAAATAGATTAAGAGAAATATTTGGCGAAGATCCACCTAAAGATTTTAACTGGAAAGACTACTCGATTATCAGAGTTCCTTACGAACTTTTACCAGAAGGCTTCATGGACGCCTCACAAGTCGCCAGATCGAAAGCGACGGTTCATGCCGGTATATATCAAATGGAGTTCGGAGCTTGCTTCACACGCGATTCTCAGGGGTTCTTTAAGCGCACCCTCATTGAGTCCTGCGTTTCTAATGATGGCTCTAATGATTCAACAATAATCAAAGACAGCAAGGGTGAGGATGTTATCTTTGAGGCTAGTCTTAGGGGTGACCCTAACAAGAAGTATATTTTTGGTGTTGACCCCGCTTCTGAAGTTGATAATTTTAGTATAGTAGTCCTTGAGGTTAATAGTGACCATAGGCGAATAGTGCATTGTTGGACAACGAATAGGGAGCAGCATAAGCAGAAGGTTAAGAGTGGCTTTTCTTCAGAGTCTGACTTTTATGCTTACTGCGCTAGAAAGATCAGAGACCTCATGAGAATATTCCCTTGCGTACATATCGCTATGGACGCTCAGGGGGGCGGTATAGCGGTCATGGAGTCATTGCATGACTCAGATAAGCTAGAGGACGGAGAAGTGGCCATATGGCCCGTTATAGACGACGACAAGCCAAAGGACACAGACGATCAAAGAGGATTACATATACTTGAGATGTGTCAGTTTGCAAAGTATGATTGGCTGGCAGAAGCAAATCATGGACTAAGAAAAGATCTAGAAGACAAAGCTATACTCTTTCCTAGATTTGACGCGATAACCCTTGGATTATCAAACGTAGAAGATGGTCTTAAAGGTAGGGTTTTTGACACACTAGAACAATGTGTAATGGAAATAGAAGACCTAAAAGATGAGCTTACTATGATTCAGATAACACAAACAGCTACAGGAAGAGATAAGTGGGATACACCAGAAACAGTAGTAGGCACAGGTAAAAAGGGTAAGCAAAGAAAAGACCGTTACTCAGCACTAATCATGGCTAACATGGCGGCTAGAACATTAGCTAGATTGCCGGAAGCGACAATGTACAATTTCTATGGAGGATTTGCAACTATGGAGAAAAGCGAAAAACAGGGAGATATGTACTCTGGCCCCAATTGGTTTACTGACTCGATGAAGGATATTTACTAATTCTTGAGAATATTGTGTATAATGTATTGAACATTCACAATGCATTTCAATTAATTGTATAGGAATTCAAATGACTAAAGAAAACGCCGATCACCTTATAACTTGGAATGACTCTGACACCGCTGGCAGAGCAAAAGCTTTTGAGCAACACTCAGAATCTCTAGATGCCTATGAAGGCGTGTCAAAGGCGTATCACAGAGAATATCTAGATATTGAGCCAAATAGATCTGTTAGGCCAAGCTTTGTAAGCAATGATTACTATGCGTTTCGCCCAGAAGAGCAGGTTCCCAGAAGAGCTAAACGCATTATCAAGATGTGTATGGATGCGTATGACAAGGTCGGCATCGTCAGAAATGTTATTGACCTCATGGGCGACTTTGGCTGTCAGGGTATAAATATCGTACACGAAAACAGAAGTGTAGAAAAATTCTACCAACAATGGTTTAAAAAGTGCAACGGCAAAGAGAGATCTGAAAGATTTTTGAACAACCTATACAGAACTGGACAGGTGTTTGTATATAAAAGTTACGCTAAAATAACACCAGAAATAAATACATACATCAAATCTTTAGCTAGTGACATAAAACTACAAGTTCCCAATATATCGCAAAAACAAGTACCTTGGAGGTACAACTTCTTAAACCCTCTCAATGTAGATATGAAGAATGGCGCTATCAATCTATTCCTTGGCGTTAAAAATTATGAATTAACTGCGAATACATTCTTCGACAATTTTAAAGATGGAGGTGTCCCTAAAAGGATGCTTGAGTCTATGCCGCCAAACGTAAGGCAGGCAATAAGGGAAGGCAAGAAAAAGATAGAGTTAGAAGAAGATAGACTAAGCACTTTTTACTATAAAAAAGACGATTGGCAACAATGGGCGCACCCCCTCACGTATGCGATCTTAGATGATATCATAATGCTGGAAAAAATGAGACTAGCAGACTTATCAGCGCTTGATGGGGCGATTTCTAACATTAGACTGTGGACGCTTGGTAACCTTGATCATAAGATTCTACCAAATAAAGCCGCTATTAACAAGCTTAGAAATATCCTAGCGAGTAATGTTGGTGGAGGTACAATGGAGCTTGTGTGGGGTCCAGAGCTTAGTTACACAGAATCCAATAGCCAAGTTTACAAATTCTTAGGCTCTGAGAAATACCAGTCTGTTTTAAATAGTATCTATGCAGGGCTTGGTGTACCGCCAACCCTAACAGGTATGGCTGGTCAAAGTGGAGGTTTTACAAACAACTTCATATCCCTAAAAACATTGGTTGAAAGACTACAATACGGTAGAGATCAACTCACTAAGTTTTGGGAAGCCGAAATAGAATATGTTCGTAAAGCTATGGGCTTTAGAAAAGCCGCACATGTAACATTCGACCAAATGAGTCTCGCTGACGAAGCATCTGAAAAGAACCTCTTGATTCAACTTGCTGACAGAGATATTATCAGTCACGAGACAGTCTTAGAAAGATTTAAAGAAATTCCTCAAGTAGAAAAGATGAGACTGCAAAGAGAAGAAAAAGAAAGAGACAGAGAGAAGTTACCTGAAAAGGCTGGCCCTTTCCATAAACCACCAGAAGATGACATGGGTAAACAGGAAAAACAAGCCCCTAAACCACAAGAGACACCAACTGAAAAAGACGGATCACCAGTCAATCCAGAGCAAGGGATTATTGAAAAGTTGAATGAAATAGATAAAGACGGTGGTAGGCCAAAGTTCAAAAAGGATGAAGGTCCAAGAAAAAAACGGGTGGACACACCAAAATCAAAGCCCGGACTTGCTGATCTCATAGTTTGGACCAGCGATGCTTTTGATTTCGTTTCCGACACAATCAATAAAGCGTATCTAGGAGCTAACAATAAAAACAATTTAAGACAACTAACTAAGGCTGAAGTCAATGATCTCGAAAAGTTAAAAGTTCAAGTCATGGCTAACCTAAATGTTATGTCCGACATAGATGAAAGTCTAGTCTTCAAGTCTGTATCTACCAGCACAAAGACCCCACTGCAAATACAAAAAACTTTGTCAAAAGAGGGGATTTCTACTTCAAAAATGCCTATCAACACCTACAAAAAAAACATCGTTGGCGTATTTGTCCAGCACTTTTCAGATGCTTTTTAACAGGTTTTTTTAGAATTTTTACTTTTTTGTGTATAATGTTCTGAGGTATTAATATGTCAATAAAAATATATCAAAAAGAAATAGATGACGGTATTGGTGAACTCGTTAAGAGCACCGCTAGCGTTGCCTATTGTTCCGAAGCCACTGTTAAAAAAGGCGATCTAGCGGTCGCTAAAGAAGTGATCTCTGATAAAGACATTCTTGAAAGAGTGGTTGCAGAAAACAAGAATCAGATAGATCTATATTATCTAGAGTCTGTACTTGTTTCTTGTGGTTGGAATAAAAACGATGACGTGTTCATGCCAGAGGCTACTTGGGCAGCTAGGAATACTCCGGAAGACAAACAGTTCAACTTTATGCACAATGAAAATGATATCATTGGACATATAACCGGAAGCTATGTCCTCACAAAGGATGGTAAAGCTGTTGCAGACGATTCTCCGATGCCGGAAGATTTCGACATCATCACTCAAGCAGTTCTCTACAATAGTTGGACGGGAGAAGAAAATAGAGACCGTATGCATAAAATCATCTCAGAAATTGAGGATGATAAATGGTACGTATCTATGGAGTGCCTGTTCGCTGGATTTAATTATGCGTTAATCAATGAGCAGGGAGATGCAAAGGTACTCGCTAGAGACGAAGAATCATCCTTCCTTACCAAGCATCTTAGAGCTTATGGCGGAACTGGAGAATACGAAGGCTATAAGGTTGGCCGTGCTTTATCCAACATTTCTTTTTCAGGAAAAGGCTTGGTTGCTAAACCAGCCAACTCAAGGAGCATAATACTGAAAAGAGATCAAAAAAGCTCCGCCAGTATAAAATTTAACTTTAAAGAATCTGATCCTCAACTTTCAATAGGAGAACTTAACATGTCAGATCATACGCTTTTAGAAAAGCAGTTGGCAGAAGTTCAGACGCAGCTCGCAGAAGCTAAAGCTGAAAACGATGCCATTAAAGCTAAGATCGAAGAAGCTAAAGATAAAGAATTCGCTTCACAGGTCGAAGCTTTCGAGAAAAGCGCAGAAGAAAGTCAAGCAACCATTGATGAGCTTAATGAAAACATTAAGTCCACTCAAGCTCGTGTTGCTGAACTAGAAGATGCGCTTCAAACGTCGCAATCTGAATTGGCAGAAGCCATGAAGGAAATGGATGATATGAAGAAGAAAGAAAAGTCCATGAAGCGAAAAGCCAGCCTTGCAGAAGCAGGTTTGGATGAAGAAGAAGTAGACGAAACCCTCGCTTCTTTTGACGCTCTTGACGATGAAGCTTTTGACTCTATTGTTGCCATGATGAAAAAGAAAGTTGCCATGATGAAAAAGAAAGCAGACATGCATGGCGACAAGAAGAAAAAGAAAGACGAAGAAGCTGAAGCAGCAATGCCTCCAGCTCTCAAAGAAGCTCTCGAAAAGAAGAAAAAAGAAGAAAAAGATGCAAAGGCTGATGAAGCAGAAGCAGAAATCAATCAAGATGCATTTGAGGAAGTAGAAACTTCGGAAGCAGCTTTGGTTGAAGCTGATGAGCATGATCCTATCGAAGCAACGAGAGCTAGCGTTGCATCGTGGCTCGAAACCCATGTACTTTCTAACAAATAATTTACAGGAGAATTAACTATGGCTCTCAAAGCAGATAGATATGAAGAATCGACAGATATCAGCTTCTTCTACAATGAAGGGGTTGCTACTCGCGGTGGCGTTGTTGTCTTAGACGCAGCAGCTCTCGCAGGCGCATCTGGTGCAGCTCTTGATCAAGGTGAAAACCTTGTGAAATACGCTTCAGCAGTAGCGACGAGTGTTCCAGTCGGAATTTTGTTGAACGACGTTGTCAACAAAGACCTGACCAGAACGCACTTAAATCAATTCAAAGACGAAGTTCAGAAGGGTGGCAAAGTCACCGTTATGACTCGTGGTTGGGTTGTTACTAGCAATGTTGACGGAACTCCAAAGGCTGGAGATACAGCATATGCTTCGCCTGTAACAGCAGGTAGTATTTGTAACGGCACGACGTTTGCAGCTCAGTCTGGTGAACTTGCTATTGGACGCTTTATGTCACGCAAGGATGCAGACGGATATGCAAAAGTTTATGTCAATCTTCCTAACGCCGGTGGCTCAGTCGCTAGCTAAACACCCAAACTAAAGGAGACTTTATAATGTCACATGCAGAAAGACCAAGTGATGAATTCATCACACTTCTGAAAAAATCGGGCGACAGCGACCAAAACGTCGCTTACGCTGCACAGCGTGAATTCGCTAAAGCATTAGAACTCCCTTTGCGTAAGGGTGTTCTTGTCGGAAATATCCTTGGCGATATTTTTGAAACCATCAATGTCGAGCCGGGAGCTTCTACTGAGTATCCTCTCGACCTCATTTCTCCGGGGCTTGAAGGCGAGCATATCGCTTACACCAATCCCGGTCACGGTCGTGTTCCAGAACGAGCAGTCGAAAGCGACTACGTCACGATCCCAACCTACAGCATTACTTCAAGTATTGACTACTTGCTGCGTTATGCTCGTGAGGCACGTTGGGACATCGTTGGCCGCGCTATGCAGGCTCTCGAAGCTGGCTTCACCAAGAAGATGAACGATGACGGCTGGCACACCCTGCTCGCTGCTGGCGTTGATCGTAACATCTTGGTTTACGACGGTGACGCAACCGCTGGCCTGTTCAGCAAGAGACTTGTTTCTCTCATGCAAACGACCATGCGTCGTAACGCTGGCGGTAACACTGGCTCCGCTAATCGCGGTCGCCTTACTGACCTCTACGTATCTCCAGAAGCTCTGGAAGATGTGCGTAACTGGGGTCTGGATCAGGTTGACGAAGTAACCCGTCGAGAGATTTACACCGCTGCTGAAGGTGGCGCACCAATCACTCGAATCTTTGGGGTCAACCTTCATGATCTTGATGAGCTTGGTGAAGGTCAGGAATATCAGTCCTTCTTCACTGACGGTCTTGGCGGCGCTGTTCAGACTTCTGACCTTGAATTGGTTGTTGGTCTTGATCAGGGAGCCAATGATAGCTTCATCATGCCAATGAAGCAGCAAGTTCAGGTATTCGAAGATCCTACTCTGCACAGACAGCAGAGAGCTGGATACTACGGATTTGCCGAACTTGGCTTCGCAGTATTGGACAACAGAAGGGTTATCTTAGGCTCGTTCTAACATCCTCTGTGTTTATCCAACAGAAAAGGGTCATTCTCATTATATTGGGAATGGCTCTTTTTTTGTGTATAATAGTGTGTGTACTACAGTCTAACCAAGGACTTTTAGGAGGTTTTTTAATGGCTTCTTTATCAGATTATTTAGAATCTGGCCTTCTCCACCACCTTTTTAGGGGTGAGAGTTTTGCCAAGCCAACAAATATCGCTATAGCTTTATGCTCAGGTGTACCATCAGAGTCAGATACTGGCTCAACAATTCCGGAGTTGCCGTCTGGAACTTCACCAACTGATGGAACGGCTCAAAAATTAACAGGTTATGCCAGAATTAATCTTGGCAACCCTTCAACACTAGGCAACTCAAGGTGGTTATACGATCTTGATGATCACAACGCTGGTAGTGGCCTTATCAAAAATGCATCTACCTTCAACTTTGACGAAGGTGACGGAAGCGCAGCCAGAGTTGACTGGGGCTGGGTTTCTGGTGTTGCTATTGTAGATTCTGGAGAGTATGGAACGGGAAATCTCTTGATGTATGCTCAGTTGGATAATCCTAGAATTATCTACACTGGAGACTCAGTCAAGTTTGATACTTCCACATTACAAGTACGCTTTAGTTAATTTACGGTCATACAATGATATTATCAAAATCTGAGTATATAGAGAAAATTAATTCTCTATTACAAGACAATTCTACCCAGCTCATATCTCCACTAGATCTAAGAATATCTCTTAGAGACTTAGCCGATTCCGTACATTTATTTACGGATGGCAACGAGATAGTAAGTGCAAACTTTGCAACTCCAGACACCAGAAGTACAATTGCTGGCGAGCTAGCTTTAGGAAAACTAAAGTATGCAGGAAGAAGTAGTGTTGACAACTCAGCTTTTGGATACTATGCATTAGGCGCAAACTTTGAAGGTTCGCAGAATACCGCAGGTGGATCACACGCTTTAGGTTGCAACCTAGACGGTACTTATAATACAGCCTTTGGTTTTAACAGTCTCGCCGGAAACACTCAGGGGTCAGGCAACACTGCCATAGGCTCTTTTTCTTTACAGTCTCTCAGGACTGGCTCTTTTAATATTGCCATTGGTCATGGTGCTGGTAGCCATATTCCTACTGATCATAGTTATAAGTTCTTTTTAGGCGTAGACCCAATAGATAGCGGCTACGACTGTCAGGATTATACATCAGCTTCTGGTGCAGTCCCATTAATGTATGGGGATATGCAAGAAAGAAGACTTTCTATAGGTATTGGCTGGAACCACCCCTACGGAACGCTACAGGTTTCTGGAGACATTACCCCTTCCCATAGCGGAGAATTTAATCTAGGTAATAAGGGTTATCCTTGGAACTCTGTTAACGAGATTATACATTTCTCTGGAGAGAAGATTGGTGTAGGGACTGACGCTATCTCTGGTGTGCTTGGTTCTGGCCCCAGAGAAGCATTAATGACAGTAAATGGTAGCATTGTACCAAAAGAAAATGGTATATACTCTTTAGGCTGGTCCGGTAATGGTGCTGCTGGAGCCGATAAATTACTGTGGGATGGTTACTTTAATGACATATTCGTTAAAGGTAACGCTATAATAAATGATGCACAATACAACACTATAAATGAATGTCTGTACGACTGCAAGACACTACACTTAGCAACTAGCGGTCTTTGTGATGATGGAGGCGTAGGATTCCACAATGACACGGTTTGTGGCTATCTAAGTGACGAACTGGTAGACGGAGCGGGTTTTGAGGTACACTCTAGCGGATACGATTATACAAGAGATTATAAATTTATATTTAGAAATTCAGATCCGAACATAACATGTCTAGAGGAAGATAGTCATTGGTCTAGATCAAGATGGCAATCTAATATATCAATTGAAGTAGCTAGTGGTTCTCACGTACAAGTAGATAGAATTCTAGGGGGCGAAAGCCTCTCTATGGTAAAACAAAGCGGGTGCTACGGTATATTCAGCAAGAGCCACCAACCTTCTGGCGACAGGGTTTATTTCAGTAGAGAACCGCATGTTGACTCCTATCCAAATCGCGCCGACATTAATTTTATAGCAAATTCTGGAACTCATCTAGGAGCCGACTCTAACCCGTCTGGCTATGATTACTCTGTAATGTACGGGACCGTTGATTCTGGTGTCAAGATTACACACGAATTTGCAAGTAGGATAAAAACAACTTCTGGCAAACGTGGATTTAGTATTGTTTACCACGATGAGCTTGATGCATAAAGAGGAACACAATGAATAAAAAAGATAGATTATCTATACATGTAGAGAACGGTCAGTCTGAAGTATTTGAGGCTGTTACTGTATTAAGAAATGGTGGTGTTCCATCACAATCTGGCCTTGTAGGTATAACAAATAAAACACGCGCAGAATCTGATACTCCGACTTTGCCAGAAACAATATTTAACATCCAAGCTACTGGTGATGTAGAAGCTAGATTTTCAAGCCTATCTGCAAACAAGAGAAGTAAAGTAGAATTAATTGGTAATGGCAATACACCCACCTCTGGACTTATATTATCTTATCAAAATCATGCATCTAGCCCCTCTTACGAAATAGCTAGACTTGGACATAGCAGTAGTGCTAAGACTCAGGAAATAAGCTTCTTTGTTCACCAGAGCGGAACAACAGCTATAGGAGACATAAGGTGTCATACCAATAGCGGAGCGGTTGTAAATGATTTATCAATTTTAGACGGTAGGGCCGCACTTCTAATATCTAACAGCGGAGACGCCTCATACAGCGGAACGGTTGCATTGAGAGAGCAATCTAACTCGCCAGTTAAATCCGATGATTTTGGCAAAATATACGTCAAGCCTTATACTCCCGCTGGATCTGTACAGACACAAGCTCTTTATTTTCAAGACGATTATGGTAACGAGTTTAATTTAACTCAAAATCAAGATGATTACTTTGGCGGTCATGTTTATGGAAATGAGTTTGGAAATACATACGCTGGCTGGTATACTCCAAAACTAAGAATATCTACATCGTCGATATCTAGAAATACGCTTTACGGATATGGTATACAACCAAATATTGGCTCTGACAATACGTTCTACGGTCATCAAGCCGGTAGTGGAAATCAAGGTAGTTTCAATACCGTTGTTGGCAGTCAGTCATTCTACAGTCACAGCTCTAGTGATAGAAATATAATATTAGGATATAGATCACTTTACTTGTCGGATATAACCGAGACCCCGTCTAACATAGATGACTGCATAATTATTGGTAACAGCTTGTTTGTAGACGAAAGTCCAGAAAGCTATACATTAGCCATAGGAACGTCTGATTCGCCCTTTGTTACAGGATTAATGAAAGGCGCCCAGAGAAACTTTACAATCCTATCTTCTGACGGCGAAGATACAAGATTTAAACTCAAGAAAGGCAACCTCGACTACAATCTTGGCCTTTCCTTTGAAAACAGTAGACACGTTGTAACTTTTGGTAGCGACGACTCTTTGTCAGAGGCTCAATCAAGAGCTATGATGTCTATGAGGTTTAAAAACAAAAACAATGTTAACCAAACCCTAATGGATTTTGATCCTAGCGGCACTATAAGTATTACACCAACTTTTGCACAACCTACTTTTAAAAGACCAACTGTTTCCGTTAGTGGCGACTTAAGAATGTTGGGTGCTATTAGGTTCTTTGATGGCTCGTCACTAGACTCCGTTTCTGACTTACAAATCAACAGAGCTTTAGCGGCGTCTGGATTAAAGAGATTACTGATAGACGGAGAATATTACTGGGGGCTAGACTTTGACGGTATGCCTTTAGCCATAAATCTAGGCGACTTGGATACAAGTCAATCATATCTACCGTTAGACGTAAACGCAAGCGATGGCATGGGCAAGATTAGTATAAGTGATCTCTCTGCGTATGTAACCAGCGGAGCAGCTAGTTACGGAGTTAATTGTAATGGCGTATTTACAAACCTAGATAATTTTGACAATGTTAGTCAAACATTAAACTCTCACTCAGTGTTTATAGGCTGTGACGTTGCAGCAAATGCTACAGGGTGGAAGCATGGAGTATTCATCGGAACTGAGGCCGGTAAAGAAGCGACTACTCCAAACTCTTCATTAAGCTCTGATACAGCACCAGTATTCATAGGATACCAAGCCGGTCATACATCTATAAATACTAACGATTCTATATTTATAGGTAATGGCGCTGGTAAAAACGCAGACTCTTCAAACAAGTCAATATTTATTGGCCCCGGAGCTGGAGCAAACGCAACAAACTCAAACTCTATAGGTATCGGTCAACACGCGCTTGAGGGTGAAATTTCTGATAGCGAAGGCGGTCAAAGAAACATAGAGATAGTAGCAGGTCTAGATGACAACCAAAGACTTCTTTACACAAGAGGTGAATTATCTGACAGGCTTAACATTCAGAACTCAATCTTTGCATACACAAAAACACCTAGTGTATCTATTGGTAAGGCCAGAGCATTTCCTAGCGGAGCGCCTTTAGAAGTTGTTAGAGATACTACTGACGCCGGTTATAGTTTAGGTCATACAGATCCAAATGTTCAGTATTGGATTAACAACGATAGACCCGCAGCTAGAGTAAGTGAATCAGGCCATCTCATAACACAGACATCGGGTGTTGATTATGGGTCTCAGCCTTCACAAACGGTAGACTCTTGGTTTGGTACACACGAAGGCTTTATGGAAGATTATATTTATGCTCCATCTAGCTTTAATAGTCCAACTAGCGGTTGGATGGTAACTAGATCTTACGAGAATGGATTTGGTGCTGACAGAAGAATTCTTGTTATAAATAGAGATACCAAACAGAATATTCATGGCCAAGGCGCTGTCGGTGGCGCGGCATATGTTATAACAATGGTAGTCAATGGAGAACATAGACCTGTTTATATAAGTTGTTCTGGTTCTAGCTAAAGGGTATCAGTAATGACAACTTGTTGTAATTGCGAAACAGGCACACCACCACCTCCACCCCCAGTTGGAGCTTGCTGCTATGGTGTAGGTTATCCCAAAACCTGCGAAGACAACGTTAATGAAAACGACTGTCTTGCCAGACCAGATTCTACTTGGTACGCTAGTACGACTTGCGCATCTAACCCCTGTCCCACAAGCACTACAACCACTACCACAACCACCGCAGCACCAACAACAACAACAACCACCGCAACACCAACAACAACAACCACCACCACCACAACTACCACGTTGACGCCAGAACCAGCAGGTGGCTGTTGCTTTAAAAACTTTGATGGAAGTTCATTCTGTTTAAATTTTGGGCGGAGTGATTGTATTGAACTTGAGGGAATTCCACTTGACAAACCTTGCGAGGAGTATCCAGCAAACCATTGCGATAATGTTGACCCAACAACGACCACAACAACGACCACAACAACTACCACCACAACCACTACGACCACTACAACAAGCGGTCCTTGCGGTGATTCAACCCCCTGCAATAGCGATGGTGACTGCGGAGAAAATTGTGGATGTGGAGGTGTAACCTGTACTTTGGCTGATGGTACTATTGTTGTATACGACGGTACTCCCGGTTGCTGTGTTTGCTGCCCTGATGATTCGGGCGGCACTACAACTACTACGGCTCCCGAAAGCGGCCCCGGCACTACCACAACCTCCGGACCCGAAAGAGTGTGTGGCGATTGTTGTGCTGGTTGTCCTGATGGTGGCTGTCAGAATAGTCCATACGACGGAAGCGGTCCGTGCCCCACACGATGCGAGCAGCGTTTGTGTGCGGGATGTTCTTTTTGCGATGGAGGAGGCGGTGGAGGAGGCGGTGGAGGACCTACGGAACCCGACCCCACATCTCTATATAAATACGATGGAAGCGTTTTTGTCTACTCGCAACCCACCTACGCTTGCACTTGCACAAGTGGCGGATCGGTAGTGATAGATGGCTACACCGTTGAACTTGGATTGTATGGTCAAAATGGCTGTGTAAATGTTTACGATACGGCTATGTGCGATGCTATTGGAGGTGAATTTCATGCTGGCGGAGACTGCTCTTCACTTTTGTTTACAGGTTGTCCTGAAACTACTACCACAACTACTACAACGCTTTCTCCAGAAGCAACCGGAGCCTGCTGTGTTTATGGAGAATGTTTAGATTTAACAAGAGCACAGTGTGATGTACTCGGTGGGACTTTTAAAGAGAGCGAAACCTGTGCAACAAATCCTTGCGTTGATTTGCCAACCACTGAAGCTCCAGTCACAACTACAACCACCGCAGCTCCAACCACCGCAGCTCCAGAGCCATTTGGAGTATGCTGCGGCTCAATTTTGGGTGGCTGTCAGGATGTATCTACTCAACAAGATTGCGATCAAATAGAAGGTTCGTATTACGCAGGGCTTAGATGTAGCGACGTAATTTGCGATGATGATGGAGGTGTAACTGTTGTTGCAACTACTACAACAACCACTCCCGCACCAAGAACCACAACTACAACAACCACAACTACAACCACAACTACAACTACCGCAGCGCCAACTACAACCACCGCAGCGCCAACTACAACCACCGCAGCGCCAACGACAACCACCGCAGCGCCAACCACTGAAGCTCCAGTCACAACTACAACCACCGCAGCCCCAACCACAACTACAACCACCGCAGCCCCAACC